AGTCTTGATTTTTCATATTTTGAAGGGGCCATGAGATTAACTGGTCCATTATTGTTTAACAACATATCTTATTATCAAGCCACAAACCTACAAGAGGTTCAAAATATATCAGAGCGACCATGGTTTAGGGTAAAGGTATTGTCTGGAGAGACGCTAGACTGGGAGTTCTGGAGCGTTGGTCCGTTTAATTGGAATAGGGTTTTGGTTTTGGCAGAAACAAGTTATTACGGTGTAAACCCTTCAGAGGTTTATAAGAGTTATACTGGGACCAATAAGATAATCGTAGGGGACAATGTTCCAATAAGCGTAGGAAACTATGCATATTCTTTATATAATGACATATTTTGGAATAAATTTACGGTTGATCCAGTTTAATATGGTATACTTATTGTCATGGATTCATTAATTAACCCAAAAACTGGTAAGCCAATTGTAAAAAATGTAAGACGTAAGGTTATTGAAAAGAACTATAACTGGGGCCTGTATGTATATAAAAAGGCAAATGGAAAGTGGTTTACAGATGGGCACGGATCTGTTTTAAACATTCCTTCACAAAAGGGAGACATTTCTAAGATTGCAGAATTAAAAAATACAGCAATGCATTATGGAGATCCAGGAGATGGGCAAGCAATATTTGTTCCAGGTGGAACAAGGGTTTCTGAAGAAGAATATAGCGAGCAAGTTGACAGACTCAAGGCTGGACTCATTCCTTCTTTAAATGACTTGGGCGCTGTTCAAGCAGCAAAGGACACAATTGCAAAATATGGAGACGAGGAATAATATGGAAGAATATACAATAGGCGCAAAGATTGATGACGCTATAAAAAAGGAAGACCCATTTTCAAAATCAGATCCATTTAACAATAATTGGGATACATTAAAAACACTAGATGGGCTAGATGCAAACTTTAAAAGAAGAACAAGTCGACTTTCTACAAAAGTAATACAGCCAACTCCACAATATACAACTGCAGCATTGGCTGGAAAAGGCGGTATTGATGGAGCACAATCTAAAGAGATAAATCCAGGCCTAGTGTATGTAAACGGCTATGGAATGTTTGATGTTATTACGCCACCGTGGAATTTATATGAGTTGGCAAACTATTATGATACATCTTTTGCAAATCACGCAGCAATTGATGCAAAGGTAGAGAACATTGTAGGTCTTGGCTATGAGTTTAAGGTTTCTCCAAGAACAATACTTAGACTAGAAGCATCTGAGGATAATAGTGCAACACAAAAAGCAAGAAAGAGAATTGAAAGAACAAAGATAGAACTTCGTGATTGGCTAGAGTCTCTTAATGACGATGATTCATTTACTGCTACCATGGAAAAGGTTTATACAGACCTACAATCAACTGGAAATGGTTATTTAGAAATAGGAAGAACTACTCGTGGAGATATTGGATATGTTGGTCACATTCCAGCAACAACAATGAGAGTAAGAAGAATTAAAGATGGATATGTACAGATTATTGGAAACAAGATTGTTTATTTCCGTAACTTTGGAGCAAAAAATCCAAACCCACTAACAACAGACGCTAGACCAAACGAGATTATTCACTTTAAGCAATACTCACCTCTCAATACATTCTACGGAGTGCCAGATATTATGTCGGCTATTAACTCACTACATGGAGACTCGCTTGCATCACAATATAATATTGACTATTTTGCAAACAAGGCAGTACCCCGTTATGTTGTAACGCTAAAGGGTGCAAAACTTTCTGGAGATGCAGAAGACAAGATGTTCCGATTCTTGCAGACAAATCTGAGAGGGCAATCACACAGAACGCTATATATTCCACTTCCAGGTGATAGCGAAAACAACAAAGTTGAATTTAAGATGGAGCCCATTGAAGACGGAATACAGGACGGCTCATTTAAAGAGTATCGTAAACAAAACCGTGATGACATATTGGTAGCACACCAAGTTCCACTTTCTAAATTAGGTGGGGGCGATTCTGGATCTATCGCAGCAGCACTTGCACAGGATCGCACCTTTAAAGAGCAGGTAGCAAGACCAGCACAAAGACAATTAGAAAAAATGATTAATAAAATTATTCGTGAAAAGACAGACATTCTTGAGTTTGTATTTAATGAATTAACCTTGACTGATGAAATTGCACAATCTCAAATTCTTGAGAGATATGTAAAGAATCAGATTATGACCCCCAACGAAGCAAGAGTTGTTTTGGATATGCCACAAAGAGATGGTGGAGATGACGTATTAAATCTAAAGCCAGAGGCAGCAGCCGAAGCAACAACTACAAGAACCAGAGATTCAGAGAGAACAAATAGCAACTCTGACAGTCCATCAACAGTTTCTGGAAGAAACCCAAAGGGCGAAGGCAGAAAAACCCCTTAATGTCCGATATGTCCAGAATGTGATACTTGTATAAAATGGAGGTTATAATATAGTGGTGAGTAATGTATTCAAAGCCCACTGGAACTCAGATGGGGAAAATCTTCGTCTATCAATGCCTTTTAGCAAGGTAGATAAGGAAAGACGCATTGTTTCTGGATTTGCATCATTAGACAACCTAGATAAGCAAATGGATATAGTTACAGCAGAAGCATCTATGAGGGCTTTTACAAAGTTTAAAGGAAACATTCGTGAAATGCATCAGCCTCTAGCAGTTGGCAAGATGATTAACTTTAAAGAAGATAAATATTTTGATCCAGACTCAAAGAAATTTTATAGCGGAGTTTTTGTATCTGCATATGTATCTAAAGGTGCACAAGATACATGGGAAAAGGTTCTTGACGGTACACTAACTGGATTTTCTATTGGTGGCAAGATGAACAAGTGGGATGACGGTTATGATGAGAAATCAGACTCACAAATTAGAATTATTAAAGACTATGATCTTATTGAACTAAGCCTTGTAGATTCGCCAGCAAATCAATTTGCAAATATTGTTTCGGTTGAAAAAGTTGACGGCGTAGATGTTATTAAGGGTGATACAACTGTTCTAGAAAATGTTTTTTATGACAAAGAAAACGGGATTGTAATATCATCTGAAAATGAATCAGAAACTAGTCCAGTAAGCGGTCAAGAAATGGAAAATATAGGATTCGTTGAAAAAACGGATAGTGAAAAAACAACAATGATAAAATTCTTAGTTGATAGTGCTAAAGGCATTAATACTTCTAAGATGAACAAGGAGGTACAACATATGACAAAATCAAAGACACAAGTTGAAAAGACGGTTGTAATTGAAGATGTTGTGGTCGCTCCAGAGGCAGATGCATCAGTTGCAGAAGTTACTGAACAAGTTGCTAAGGCAGAAGAGGTTGAGACAACTGAAGTTGTTAATACCACAGAAGCAGTAGCAGAAGAAATTACTAAGGCAGAAGATGCTGAAGCAATTCAAGCAGTAACCGAGGCAGTTGTAGAAGTATCTAAATCAGAAGAAGTAGTTGCTGATGCAATTACCTCTCCTCAAAATACTTTAGAATCAGCCTTTAGCGATCTAGTGTCAACAGTAAAGGCTTTGCAGGCAGAAGTAGAACTTCTTAAGTCTACAAAGGTTGATGTTGATACTGTTAAGGATTCATTTGATGCCGTTGCAAAAGATATTGCAACAGTTACAAATGAATTTAATGAATTTGGAAAACGAGTAGACGCTGTGGAAGCAGAAACCGCATTCCGAAAGTCTGGGGATATCGGCGATATCTTCCAGTCTCAACCTGAAACGGTTGAAAAATCCCTATGGGGCGGTAGTTTCCTCAAAACAGCCGATCTATTCAAATGAACAAATCACTAGGAGGTGACAATATGTCAGAAGAAATAATCAAAAACCAGCCAGGCGCTGCTGGAGATCTAGGTGGAGCAACACCAGGTCTTTATCAGGGCCAAGGTGCTTTCGCATCAGGCGGAATTGGTGGAGTAACAAATCCAGGTGCAAATACACTTGGAAACATTCCAACAGCAACGCTTGGAACAACTAGCGGAGCAAATGCTGTTAACCCTAGTGGTTCAGCGGCTTCTGGAATTTTGCGCCCCGAGCAGGCTCGTCGTTTTATCGACTATGTTTGGGACGCTACAGTGTTAGCAAAGGATGGCCGTCGTGTAACAATGAAGGCTAACTCCATGGAACTTGAGAAGATTAACGTAGGTGAGCGTGTAATTCGTGCAGCAGCACAGGCAATTGGTAACTACACAAACACTGGCGCAACCTTCTCTAAGGTTGAACTTACTACCAAGAAGATTCGTCTTGATTGGGAAGTAACTTCAGAATCTTTGGAAGATGGTGTCGAGGGTGATGCTCTAGAAGATCACTTGGTACGCTTAATGACCAACGCATTCGCAAATGATATCGAAGATCTCGCTATCAATGGTGATGGTGCAACAGGAGCATTCTTGTCAATCATGCCAGGCTTTATCAATAAGGTAAAGACAAACGGAGATGCACACGAGGCAGTAGTGACCGTAGCAGATAATGCTTGGACACCTAGCGTCATGCAAGGCATCATCAATGCAATGCCACGTAAGTACCGTGCACTTAAGAACAATCTTAAGTTCTATGCAGGTACAGATGCATTCGGCGGTATCGTTAAGAATAACGGTACACTCGCTGATGCTGTTGCTGAAGCGTTTGCTGGACAAGTTCCAGGAAGCACTCAAGCAAACCGTCAGAACTATCTTGATGGTATCGGACAGACCTTCGGCGGAGCACGTACAACTCGTGTTCTCGGAATCGAAGTTCAGGAAGTTCCTTACTATCCAGAAGGTTATATTGATTTGACATTCCCTGCCAACCGTGTATGGGGATTCCAAAGAGATATTACTGTAAACCGTGAGTACGTAGCGAAGAAAGATACAATTGAATACACAGTATTCGTTCGCTTCGGACTTCAATGGGAAGAAGAGGATGCAATTGCATACGCTGACGCTGCTGCAGATGCATAATCTGTAACAGTAACCTTTAATGGGGGGCGGGAGTTCACTCTCCTGTCCCCCTTAATACTTTAGTGATATAATACAAATAAGGAGGATATCATGGAAAATAATGAATACAATAAGCCATTCGTAACAGAGGATGCACAAGAGCCAGTAGTTGTTGAAACACCAGCAGAGCCAGTTGTACAGCCTGTTGTAGTAGCACCAGAACCTGTTGTAGAGCCAGTTGCAGAACCAGTTCAAGCGCTAGGATTTACAGAAACAGGCGCTATTGGATCAATGGCAGCAGATGGTCCAAAGAAAACAATTAAGCCAGAACATCAAAGCGAAGATAAGGTAGCAATCTACTCAACAAAGAATGTTCGTTGGGAAGAGGCAGGGTCTGTATCTAAAGGTTACAACATTGTAACAAAAGAGCAAGCAGATAAATGGTTAACTCGTCCACATGTTAGAATTGCAACACCAGAAGAATTAAAAAAGGCTTTTGGTAATTAAGTATGGAGATATTGAGAGTTCCGCCATACGCAGACATTCCAGTTACTTATAAAATTCCTTCGTCTATTGTAGATGAAGATGTAACTGTTTTGATAACTGACATGGCGGATCTTTCTGTATCTACTCTTGAATTTCAAGAACTTTCAACGGGAGACATAGTAACAATAAACCTTCCTGGAACATACGACTCTGAATATAGAGTAGAGATTATTATTGATGAAGATGTTGTTTCTGATACTACATACGAAATAGTTAGGCCATATGTAGACCCAACTACAAAGGGAGATACAGCCTCAGACATTTCTTCCTATGCAGACAATGAAGAATTAGCAAGAGCAATTATTGATTCAATAGTTGGAGAAGGATTTTATTATAAGAAAAAAGTTTTGAATTTTACAGGAACTGGATCAGACTACTTGCCTATCTGGGATGATGTAAAAAAGGTTTTAACAGTATATGAAAATAACAAATTGGTAACAGACAGAGAATACGAAGTAACATCTGACAAAACAGCAATTGTTGAAAAGTCAACAGACAATATTAATCGTGCAGAGTCAGCCCCACTAGTTCTTCCAGCAGCATCGTCAGACTCGCTTGATCCACAATTTATATATAGAGGTTTTGGAAAAACTTGGGACTACAGAATAACAGTTGAATACGGACACACATCTGTTCCATCAGATATTGTTAGAGCAACAGAAATGCTAATACACGACATAGATTGTGGAAAGTTAGATTATTACAAGAGATTTATTTCTTCATACAACACAGATCAATACAGAATTCAATTTGACAAAAGTTTATTCGAAGGAACAGGAAACATACTTGTAGACAAGATACTTTCAAAGTATACAAAGTCTATTAAAAAACTTGGGGTGTTGTAATGACAATATGCGAAACTCCAGACTTCATGTTTCCAATGCAAGCATCTTTATATCATCCAATTGTTGAGCAGGGTGATTTTGGAGCAATTAAAAAACAATGGGTTTTAGATAGAATATTTGCATGCAGTTTTTCAGCAGGCGGTTCAGCATTTAAAGAAGAACTTAAGCCAAATGTAAATATAACACAAAATGCTATATTGGTTGGAAGAGCAAAGTCAGATTTAAGGTTGTCCTTAAGAGATAATAAAAACTCATTAACCAACATTCTTATAACAGACATAAAGGATCAAGAAGGAAATCTTATCTACTTAGAGACTTCTGGTCCAAGATCAGGAAAGGGAACTCTATTTGAGATTGCTACATATGAGCCATTTGTTGGGCCGTTTGGAACAGTAGAGTCTTTTAAATTAATTATAAGAAGGTCAGAAAATCAGACGGGTGATGTATGAGAGCCGTATTTAATTCTGCACAATTTAAAAAAGACATGAGTAACATAGTTGACTATTCTGTGGGGTTTTTGGAGGGTATAAAAAGAGGCAAAACCATATTCTTAAAAACAGTAGGACTAGAAACTGTAGAACTAATGAAAGAGTTTATAGACTCTAACGCTAGAGTTAATCCAGATATGCTACATCATGTGTATGAATGGAATCAAACAGGTAGCCCTAGCGCAAGGCTATATGACATATCCTATACAACGAGCAACCTTGGTTTGTCATTTAGGTCGTCGTTTCGTCAATCTACTTCAATAAAGAATGGATCAAGAACTCCATTTTATGACAAGGCTAGAATTATGGAAGAGGGGATTCCTGTTACAATTAGACCAAGAGTTGCACAGGCGTTAGCGTTTGAAGATAATGGAGAAACGGTGTTTACAAAAAATGAAGTAAGGGTAGATAATCCTGGAGGAACAGAAGTACAGGGTGGGTTTGAAAAGGTATTTGATATGTTCTTTAATAGATATTTTTCTCAAGCATTTTTACGAGTAAGTGGTATTGCTAGATATCTTGAGAATCCAATAGTTTATAAGAAAGACATGGCAGCAGGAAAGCGAATAGGTAAATCAAAAGGTTTGTCTACTGGCTATCGCTGGATTGCTAATGCAGGAGTTGGTATTAAATGACAGCAGTAATTCATCATCCACCTACAATTATAAATGCTTACTTGGCAGCAAAAATAGATCCAGGCTTTAATCCTGACGACTCTATTGGAGGATCAGAGTTAATTGGAACAACATATTTTTTCCCAACATTGCCAACACAAATAGATGCGCTTACGGAGACATTCCCAGACAGTAATGGAGTTTTTGGTGTATACGATAGAATGTTCAAAATGAGAAGAACCCCTTTCCCATATATTAAATGTGAGCAACTGCTATACTATTTTTATTCTGTAGGAAATGATGCACAAAAAAATATGGTCATAACTCAGCAACAGGTGAGCGATCTTCTTGATGCGGGAGATGACTCAGCAAAAGACCTCAATGAGTGGGCAGCAGCCAACCCAACCCTATGGGCAGAATCCAAGCCATGTTTCTTTCATAACTTCAAGATTTATCAACTAGAAGAAACCAGAGATATAGTAGACTTTGGCACGGCCCGTACCTATGCGGGGAATAAGATAATAATTGACTACGATTGGCACCCATTAAATTCCTAATAAAAGGGTAGTATAATTAAGGCGAGGAAACAAACCCCCTTTTAATAAAATGAAAGAGGTGAGAATATATGGCATACAGCCGTGGTTCAAGTAGTAACATTATCGTAGGTGCAGCAGCACTTTTTACGTATGATGGTCCAATTGGATTGGACGCAAATGGAAAAATCACTGACGTACAAGCAGTGGCAGATCTTCCAGCAATGACTCCAGTCTCAGGATCCTACAAAGAAACATTGTCAAGCGATGATGATTTCACAAACGTAGGATACACATCGAACGGTTTGGAACTAGCATTCCAACCAGATTTCGGTGAGGTGGCAGTAGATCAACTTCTCGACGTTGCTCGTCTATTCAAGCAAGGTATGACAGTTAATCTAAACACATCATTTGCAGAGGCAACATTAGAAAATCTTCTAGTTGCAATTGCAGCAGATGATACAGACAAGGTAACTGATGGACCCCTAAAGACATTAAAAATGTCAGCAGGCGATATTGGTGACGTTCCACTAGAGCGTGGCCTTGTTGCAGTAGGACCAGGATCTGGTTCCGCTGCAGATCCAAAGGAAAGAATTTATGTTGCATACCGTGCACTCTCAATTGAGAGCGTAACAGTATCAGCAAAGCGTGATGAGGCTTCA